AAGGGCTTGCCTTCGGCCTTCATCTGCTGCCCCAACGCAAAGGCATCAGGCACGGACATCGGCTCGGCTGGGGAGTCGGTGCGCTGGGTGGTTACGCCCGACTCCCCGGCCTTCTCTTCTGCGACGGTGCTCGGGGGCTGAGGGCCCGCCGCAGAAGATTCTTCAATTGTGGTTGCGTTGGTGTGCCGCTCGACATGACCGGCATCAAAGCCACGGCCCTGCGATCCCTTGAGGCGCTGACTGAGGCGCGGACGGGGCGTGATGTCCTTTGCCTTCTCCGCGCCCATGTTCTCCTGATCAAGCTCGTCCTTGGAGTAGATGCCCAGCAGCACATCAGGGCAGTAGCGGCGGGCCCACGCGCGGCTGGCGTAGTACCAAAGCTGCTGGTCCGGATCCGACTTCCACAACGGGCTGTTCTTGACAGTGATGTCTTTGATCGCGGGAGAGGTATAGATCACTGGATCGACCTCGTCCTTGAGGTGGCCAGTGACGATGCACTTCCGATCTGCGCCAGCGCCGTCATAGGAGACGGTCAGCCGCCTCTGAAGCGGAGCCCGGGCTTCGATCACCGCATGGATCAACTGGCTCTCGTAAGCAATGCGGTCGTTCACATAGTAGCTCTTGTTGGCGACCGAGAATGGCGACATGCGCCACTCCAGAGCCTGCGTGACAATGGCAAGGCACGCGCCCGGATTTCCACGGAGGTGCTTCGGCACAGCCGCATCACTGAGCGACATCAGCTTGGAGAACTCCAAGACCTCGCTCATGTTCTGGAACATGATGCCGCCGACCTTGTCGGAGACCACCATGGCCCCCGCCGCGGCGCGGTCGAGCTTCTGTTCAATGCGGTCGAGATCGTGCACAGCCATGTCTTGTCCTCAGGGTTTGATCTGGTGAAAGTTTTCGCGGAAGTTCTGGAATCTGCGTGTGGGAATCATCACGACTGGCTCAGTGTCCTGCCAGTCCTTGCGATCCGTGCGCCCACCAATCCGAATGTCGGTGCTTTCGAAGTCCCTGAACCGCGCCACCCAGCCGCCACACAGTGTCTGGACGGCGAGATAGAACGGTCGCCCGGTGAACCCCGTCAGCGCCTGTGCAGCATTCCACTTTGCCAGTGACAGCATGTAGCCGCCCATCTGGCCTATATCCTCAAGCGTGTAGTTGCGGCACTTCACCTCCACAAAGGCGATGACCTCGTTCTGGCGGTGAAGCGCGTAATCCAACTCGTAGCGCTTCGGCATCTTGACATACGCGCAGTCCCATCGCGCACAGATGTGCTCAACAACCCGTTGCTCGTTGTTGCGATCAGACTTCGTTTCGTATGTCGGGCGATCGCTCAAGCAGGCTCGCCTTCGGTGAGGCCAAGCTTGTAATCGATTTGGTCTTGAGCCCACTTCGGCAGAGACAGGTACTCGGCATCGTTCTCGCCGGGACCGGGCCATGTCTTGGCTTCAAGGCACTTCTTGAAGGTCTCTGCCGCCGCGTAGTTCGCGCGCTCGCCGCGCAGCATGTCCTCCGGGGTAACAACCACAAACCGCGTGCAGTATGGTGCGGTCTTTTCCACGAACGCGAAGCAGAACTCTTCGCAGCGCTCCCCAGTGATCGTCTGCCAGCCTTCGGCCACCAGAGCGGCTTGCTGGGCGTAGCCATACTCCGCAAGCGTTCTTTTGATGTCGAGAGCCTGAACGGAGGTCGTGGTCTTCAGGTCGCAAAAGCCGCCCGAGTCGGTGGGGATCACGTCAGGGCGGGCCTTCTTCCAGACCCCGGTGTCCTTGCACCTCCAGACCATGGACACTTCGACCAGCCCGTTCAGGATGCCGCTCTGCACCAGTGGGTGAGCGGCCAGCGACCGTGCCATGCCGCGGATCGTCTTGATCTGGTCTGGCGTGAGGATCGTTCGGCCGGCAGCCTGCTGCTGCTTAATCCATGCCTTGCAGGCCTTGCGGTTGCCCTGCCACGGCTCGCCCTCGACCTCGTCTGGGCGTTGGATGAAGAGGCTGGTGAAGTCGTCCTCTCCCAGCAAGAGGTGGTGTGCGGCGCGGCCAAGCACGAACGCCGGGCTGTCACCGTCATTCTCCCGCTCAGGATTGCCATCCCAGTTGCAGTAAAAATGCGCGGGCGACTCGTTGAAAATCTTCCGCAGCCCACTGCTGGAGATCGACGGCCCGTCACACAGCGCCTGACTGTGGTAGACCGACATTGGGACGCCGCTATACAGGCCGGGCGCGTCGATTACGGTGCCAGCCTTCCAAGGAACAATCTTCAGCCCCATCCTTACTCCCTTTCAGATCGTTGGATCTTGCAGGAGATGGTCGAGCGGAATCGGCTAAGTCATCTCTCTGCTTGAAAGAGATGAAAGCATGTCTTTTGACAGCGTGCAAGAAAAAAGAAAGTTACACTTTCACCAATCAGCGGCGCGCTATGAGCCCGCACACACGGCCGTGAATTTTCACGTCACTGAGCAAATGCTCTTCGTTCTGATATTGCGGATTGTCTGAAATGATCCGGACGCGCTCGGGGGTTGAAAGGAATACGCGCTGTAGGCGTTTGATTTGCGGCGCAGAATGGCCATCGGAAATGACGTAAACAGCGTCTTGTATAAGCTGCTGTTGGCTCAAATCGACAATGACGCGATCTCCTGACGAGTAGCTTGGAAACATACTGTCGCCAACAACCGGGAATATAAGTGATTGGGTCCGAGAGACGCGCGCCTCTTGCAGCACAAACTCATCACTTAAAAGCCATTCAGCCGTAACCCGGTGCCCATTCCTGTCCCCCGGCATCATAATTAAATCCCCCAGAACGCCTTCACCCGCTCCAACCTGTACGTCTATCTCTGGGAGTGCGCCTTCCAACTTCGCGCGATAGGGCAAATCTTCTGCGACACCAGCTTGCACTGAGAATGGTTGATTAAAAATACTGCCGTCAAATGATTTTTGACCAGATGGATGATTACTTTTTTGTAATGGCTGTTTTTCCAGCAGCCCGCTTGCATCTAAGGCATCCGGGTCAACCAACGGTTTTCCAATTCCTGAAGCAAGCCACTGAAAGTTTACATCTAGTTTGTCTGCAATAAGTTTTAGGTTAGAGAGTTTGATGCCTTCGCCGCGCTCCCAGTTTCCAAGAGCACCACGGGTAAACTCGCCGCGGAATCGCGCTGCAAATTCCTCCTGAGTGACGCCAAGCATCTCCTCGCGCAGCTTCTTGATTCTTTGGCCAATTGCTCTCTTCTCAGAGTCCTTGATCTTCGATGTCCGCATTCCGGTTCTCCGCTCATCCTGTTGTTCTGATGTGGGAATCGGCTTGATTTACCGCCACTTTTTTGCATTTGCGATGAAAGTAACGGTTTCAATGTAAGATGGTTCCATGCACACGGCAAGGTTTCTTTGCAGCGGGCCTTGAAAGATTTCGCAAGATATGCTTTCAATCTGGCCATGACCGATGAAATCCTTGAAATCACGAAAGAAGCGAAGCGCCGCGCTGGCGGCCCTTCCAAGCTGGCTCTGGCAATCGGCGGGCTGACCTCTCAGGCCGTGTCGGGCTGGAAGAAAATCCCCATGGGGCGGGTGTTTGAAGTCTCCCGCGTCACCGGAATTCCCGCGCACAAGCTGCGGCCGGACGTGTTTCCGGCGATCAAGAAGTCGAGCGCCAAGAAGGCCAAGGCATGAGATCCCCGTCGAAAGACGGGTCTGTGCGGCCGGGTCACACGATTCCCGGCCATTCCTGCCGTGGGAAACTTGCCGAGGGGGGCAACCCTCTCGGCTTTTTCACGGCGGCGTGACGTGCTTTGGCGAGGCCTTGACTGGCCGGCCGCCCAGCTAAGGCGCAGCGGTCAGATCCGGTGAATCCCGGGCGCACCTTGCCGATGGACGTTGCGGACGAATTTCTGTGATCCGACCACTCATACCTTCAGCGAGGAACTATGCCGCGAACAGCGAAGATTGAACACCAGAGCAACGTGTTGCCAGACCTGACTGCTCCACAGCAGACCAGCAACGGTCCCGGCAAGGAGGACTTTCTTTTTTTCGTCGGACGACTGGCCGCCGCGGACAAGGCGGTCAAGACCGCGAAAGACGCCAGAAAGAAGCTGCGGCAGTTCTTTCAGAACCAAGGCGTGAACCTTCAGATGATGGACGCCGCCATCGCTGAACGCGAGAAGGAGGATGGCACCACGATCTCGAACCTCCGCGAACTGAAGCGGTACTGCGAGTATCTGAGCCTGCCCATTGGCAAGCAGTTTGACCTCTTTGATGCGCCCGTCACCAGTGGCGCTATCGACTACGAACAGCAGGCATTTGAAGAAGGCCGTGAACTCGGCATCAAGGGCCTGAACGCCGACGACCAGAAGTGGCTCCCCACCACACCCGAAGGGCAGGCGCACCAGAAGGGCTGGGCCGATGGCCAAGCTGTGTTGCTGGGCAAGCTCAAGTCGCTTGAAGACGGCATGTCGGAAGCCGAGCGGGCTGCCGAAGCAGTGAAGGCCGCCAAGGAAAAGAAGAAGGCTGATCGCGCTGCCAAAAAGGCTGCGAAGTCTGATGATGCAGCGGCCGAGGAAGAAGAACAGCCGGCGTTGAACTAAGGCAGTGTTAATGACAGTCACGCTTCACCATGGCGATTGTCTCGACGTTGTCCGCACGATGCCAGCGGACAGCGTCGATTCCATCGTGACCGACCCGCCCTACGGCCTGAGTTTTATGGGCAAGCACTGGGACTACGCTTTGCCCGGGATTGAAATTTGGGCCGAGTGCCTGCGCGTGGTGAAACCGGGCGGACACCTTCTGGCGTTTGCGGGCACGCGCACGCAGCACCGCATGGCCGTGCACATTGAGGATGCCGGGTTTGAAATCCGCGACATGATCGCGTGGGTTTATGCGAGTGGGTTTCCTAAGTCGCACAATCTGAAGGGCGAATGGCAAGGCTGGGGCACCGCCCTAAAGCCCGCGCTGGAACCAATCACCGTGGCACGCAAACCGCTCATCGGCACCGTGGCTGAGAACGTGCTGGCGCATGGGACGGGGGCTCTCAATGTGGATGGGTGCAGGATTGAATTGAACGGCGATTACAAATGCCGCGCAAACGGCCGTCCCAGCCAGACTGGACTTCCCGACAACTACGATCCTCAAAAGGCAAACCAGCCTGACACTACCGGCCGCTGGCCCGCCAACCTGATCCACGACGGCAGCGAGGAAGTGCTGGCCGGGTTTCCTGTGACGACAAGCGGAGCCATGAAACGCACGGTCGAAGGGTATGACGGCGACAGCCACACTGGGTTTCTGAGAGGGCGCAGCGGTCCCCACAATCAGCACGGCGACACCGGCAGCGCCGCCCGTTTTTTCTACTGCGCCAAGGCCAGTAAGAAGGACAGGGGCGATGAAAACAATCATCCCACGGTAAAACCTACCGACCTCATGCGTTACCTGTGCCGCCTCGTAACACCTACGGGCGGCATCGTTTTGGACCCTTTTATGGGCAGCGGTTCTACGGGCAAGGCGGCAGTGCTGGAGGGCTTTTCGTTCATCGGGATAGAGAGAGAAGCAGAGTATTTCAACATAGCTAAAGCGCGGTTGGCGGCAGCAAAGATGTCGCTGAGTGACACACCTCCTCTCTTCGCAGGCCTGTCTATATGATAACCGCGCTCGCTCTCGACCAATCTCCAAGGCACACTGGTTGGGCCATCGGCTCGCCCAATGATCCGCGCCCGAAGTGGGGTGCGCTCAAGCTAAAGCCTTGGGGAGACGACGAGGGCGAGCGGCTTCTTGAGTTCTACAATTGGCTGACAGCCACGATACTCGACAACCACATTTCACACGTTTTCTATGAGTCTCCGTTCATCCCGGGGCACGGAAACTTCCACTCAATTGAGCCACAGTTCTTTCTGATCGGAACAATCAACTTGGTCGCCGCTCAGTTTGAAACTCCGGTGGCTCAGGTGCCGATGCAGTCGTGGCGAAGCAGATTCTTGGGGACGAGCAAGGCTCCTCCCGGCCTCAAGGGAGACGCCGGGCGCAAGGCGCTCAAGGAGATGGCGCTCAAGGCGTGCGCGATCCGCGGATGGCTGGTTGAGGACGACAACATTGCTGAAGCGCTCGGCATACTCGACTACGGACTTTCAACTCTGGACCGCAAGCACGCTGGTAAGGCCGACATTCTGTTTCGGCGGCAGGAACTGAAGCTATGGAACGGCGAGCGATGAGCGAGGAGTGCGAAATGCTGCGCTCTCGCAATGCCGAGCTTGAGGCTGAGAACAGGCGGCTGCGGCTGATTTCGTCTGGTCAGATTGCGGCGCGGAAGAAGTGGTCGCTGTCACCCGGCCAATGGCGACTGCTGTGCGTGTTGCTGGACGGCAAGCTGCACGATGTCAACTCGCTGGCATGTGTCTATTCAATCGACGGCAAGATTAGCTTGCCAGCAGTGCGCGTCGAAATTCTTCGCCTTCGCAAAAGCCTTGCTCCCATTGAAATCAAGGTCGTGTGGGGCAGGGGATACATTCTGGAGCCACCTCACCTTGAGGCCGTGCTGTCCATCATAGAGGCGGCATATGAATGAGTTCCGCACAAAGGATGAGGAGATCGCCTTTCTTCGGAAGAAGAATCGAGAGCTTGAGGAAGCCATTCAAGATCTCAAGGAGCGGATTTCGGCAAGAGACTCGGGCGACCACGTTGAGCTTGTCGCGCTGCGCGAGGCACTGGGCGTGTCGATCACTCAGGCGAAGATTGCGCGCCTTCTGTCCACTGGTCGGCCGTTCACTAGGGCTCAGATTCTTGACGAATACACAGGTGAGCGAGACTACGAGACCCGCAATGTGGACAGCCAGATCAAGCGCATACGCCAGAAGGGCAAGTGCGAGATCAAGACAATCTACGGCTACGGGTATCAGGCCACTGCAAGTGAGGCCGAGCGGCTGAGAGCGATCATGCAGGCCGCCAAGAACAACTCTCTAAACAATGTTTCGGAGTCTGGAAATTGACCACGGGTTTTGTCACAGGGAACATGCGGAACACTCAGGACGCCGCTGACCCGAACTTCTATGCGACCTGTTACGAGGCGCTTCCGCCGCTTTTGGTGGCTGAAGGAAAGCGACTGCCCAAGGCACTCTGGGAGCCCGCTTGCGGCAACGGCGCTCTGGTCGTTCCGCTGAGAAACCGGGGATACGAGGTCACGGCAACAGACCTCAACGAGTATGGATGCCCGGTGTCCATCACAGGTCTCGACTTCCTGTCGTCGGGCGCACAGTCGGTCGCTGCTCAACTGTCCGTCGATCATGGACATTACGGCATCATCACAAACCCGCCGTTCAACAGGGCTGAGGAGTTCGTTGAGATCGGCGTCAGCCTCGCCCCCTATGTGGCCGTTCTGTGCCGCCTCGCTTTTCTGGAAAGCGAAGGACGCATGAACTGGTTTTCGCGTGTTGGCCTCAGCCGCGTTCATGTGATCGGAGAGCGGCTGCCGATGATGCACAAGTATGGACATGAGGGTCCAAAGCTGGACAAGGGCGCGATGGCTTTCTGCTGGTTCATTTTCGAGCGCTCAAAGCGCGTCAAGCATCAGGTGCCTTTGCGCTGGGTGTCTTGGAAGAAGAGCGTCCGTCGTTTTCCGCAGCGGCCCGAGGACATCCCGCCAACCGCGAAAGAAGTGCTGCCGCTGTTCCGCGCTCTCAGCGCCTGAGAACCGTTGGCTCAATCGGCAAGCAGCAGAAAGGAGATGTCTATGGGTGTGCATTTGGCAAAGATGGAGTGGACCGAAGAGTTGGTGGCAGAGTTGCGCCAACTGAAGGCAAGCGGATTGACGCAGAATGCAATCGCTCGAAAGCTCAACACGACTCCCAATGTCATCGCGGGCAAGCTGTTCAGGCTTCGTGAACGTGATGGCATAAAGTCCACCCCGCGAGGTCCACTCAACAAGCCGCGCGCCGCCGCTGAACGGCAGATGCCGTCTATGCCCAAAATTCCTGAGGCAAAGTCTGAACCAGTGAAGGTGCTGAAATACGATGGCGAGCTTATCACGGTCGGCACAGGCAAGCCGTGCACGTTGGTCGATCTGGTCGGCTGCAAGTGGCCAGTGGGCGAAGTGAAGGGGCACTTCGGCCGTCACATTTTCTGCAACCAGCCTCGCAGCAGGCACCTTCCGTATTGCGAACACCACACAAAGCAGGCCGGCGACATCTATCGCGGGTGGACTCAGCAAGAAGATCAACAGATCCGCAAGGAGTGGAAGGGTGGCTTTGGTCGTGACGCTCTGGCGCAACGTCTCAAGCGCACGAAGCAGGCTGTCAGTCTGCGGGCCCAGCAACTCGGGTTGGCAGGGTGAAGACGATGAACGCCCCGCTTGTCGCTGACAAGGACTTACAGGAACGGTTTGACACCGAGTGCATGTTGCTCGGCGGGTTGCTGTCAAACTCGGCGGTATCACATCGCGCGGTAGCTGCGATTTTGGAGCCAGTGCACTTTTCCGATCCGTTCAACGCCAATCTGTTTCGGCTGATCGGTGAGGCGGTTGATGCCGGGATGGACGGCTTTCAAAAGGTGCACTGGGTCATCACCAAGATTCGCGAACTCCCTGCAATCACAGAGTTGAAGGCGACTGGTTCAGAGATCGTAGCGCGCTACATCGCTCATGCCGCTCCGCAGATCGGACTGGAGGGGTGTGCGCGCCTTGTCCGGTATGACCATCTTAAGGGCAATCTGGAAGTAGCGACCGAGGAAGGTGACATCGCTGAGGTCGAGCGCCTTGCTGCCGAGATGGAGCGGCTGTCCAGCACGCAAAAATCGAAGGATGAGGGGATCGAGTCCATCGCCCAGCTTGGTGATCGCCTTCTGAACAAGCTGAACGAGGCGTATCGGATGGGGCAACCCGTCAAGGACTTCGCCTATTGCGGGTCCGCTGACCTTGGCGATCTGCTTGGCGGCTGGAGGCGCAAGCGGTTCTACGTCATCGCCGGGCGGCCCGGCATGGGCAAGTCGAGCGTGACGCTCTCGCTTCTGCTTCGCACGGCACAGAAGGGCCATGGCGTGATGTTCTTTGCCCTTGAGATGGGCCGGGAGGAACTGACCGAGATGGCGCTGGCAAGCATGGCGTGGAGCCATGACAACCGCGTCGAGTATCGCGACATCTCTTCGGCCGCCGTCCACCGCGAGGGCTTTGAGGAGAAGTTCCGCCGGGTGCTGGACGTGGCACCGCGATTGAACGACATGCCGTTCCTGATCGGGGACCGCGGCGGCCTGACGGTGGCCGAGGTGCGGTCACAGGCGCTCACCTATGCCCAGCGGCTGGCCGCCGAGGGGCGGAAGCTTGAGGTCGTGGTGATCGATCACATGGGCCTGATGCGGGCCTCTGAGCGGTACGCGGGCAACAAGGTGTCGGAGACCGAGGAGATTTCCAACGGGTTCAAGATGCTGGCCAAGGAGTTGGACTGTGCGGTGATCGCTCTGGCCCAGATCAATCGCGGCGTGGAGGGCCGGGACGACAAGCGCCCGGGGCTTTCGGATCTCCGGTGGTCAGGCTCGGTGGAGCAAGACGCCGACGTTGTGATCTTCGTCTACCGCGAGGCCTACTATCTGGAGCGCCTGAAGCATGACGATCCGGATGACGAGGCGAGGCGCAGCGTCAAGCTGGGCGAACTCCGCTCCCGAATTGAAATCATCATCGCCAAGCACCGTGGCGGGCCCTGCGGGAACATCGAAATGTTCTGCGACATGGGCTGCGCCGTGGTCCGCGATCAGGCTGTAGTGGGGTTCTAAGCCGTGGCCGACGCACCGTGGTTCAAGTTCTATGCGTCCGACTTCCTGAACGGCGTGCGCCGCCTGAGCGGGCTGGAGAGGGGCGTCTACATCACCCTGATTTCGATGATGTACGATCAGGGCAAGCCGCTGTCGGATGACCTGTCGGAACTGGCCGAGGACTGCGGTGTGACTCGCCGCCAATTCGACGCCGCGCTGGCCGAATTGGTTCGCCGCAAAAAGATCGTTGAGACCGCAGATGGGCTCTGGAACGAGCGAGTTTCTTGCGAAATCCTTGCAAGAACTGAGCGGATTTCAAAAGCAAAGTCGGCCGTCGAAGCGAGAGAGCAAAAGAAAACACAACAAAATCAAAGCCCCAAAACATCGTTAGATGATCGACCGATGATCAACCGATCATCCATACAGAACCAGAAGGTAGATGTAGAAGAGAAGAAAGAAAGAATCTGTTCGGAAACGGCTGCGCCGCCTCCGAACCTTTTCGCTGTTGCGAAAGACGAGAAGCCGAAGAAGCGGGCCGAGTACCCGGCTGAGTTCGAAGCCTTCTGGAAGGACTATCCCACACAGCCCAGTATGTCGAAGGCCGAGGCCGCCAAGGCATGGGGCAAGCTTTCGGCCGAGGAGATCGCCAAGGTCTTGGGATCGGTTCCCGTGTTCAGGGCGTGGCTGGCGAAGCAGAAGGCAGACTACCCGGTCGTCCATGCCGTCAGGTACATCACCCAGCGCCGCTACGAGGGATACCTCCAGACAGGGAATTCTCAGGCGTCACAGCCCGTGGACTGGAACGCCCGGCTGACGTTCGCCCGCGAGAAGCGCGAGTGGTCTACGGCGAAGTGGGGCCCCAAGCCGGGCGAGGCGGGGTGTCAGGCTCCACGCGATCTCCTGAAGCCCGGAGACGGGGTCGGATGGGCCGAGTTCAAGCGCGCATCGTGATCAGCATCATTAGCAAACTGCAACAATTGTGAAGGAGTCGACTGTGAAATTCTTGGTTGAGAAGAGGGAATTGCTGAAAGGGCTGACCCTCGCGAACTCGGTCGTGGAGCGGGCGTCAACGATCCCAATTCTGGCCAACGTGTTGCTCGTTGCTGCTGAGGGTGCCTTGACCGTCGTGGCTACCGATCTGGATGTGCAGATCAAGCTGACGCTCAACGCGGATGTCCGGCAGGCCGGGCGGATTTCGGTCTCGGCGTCGATGCTGCAAGACATCGTGAAGAAGCTTGCCGATGGCGCACAGGTCGAGTGCGAACTGGTCGACTCGCTGTTTCATGTGAAATCCGGCAGATCCCGGCTCAAGATGTTCAGCCTGCCGGCCGATGACTTTCCGGACTTCGACGCGGGCAAACCGACAACCCAGTTCAGCCTCGACTCGGTCGATTTGGTCAGGCTGCTCCGCAAAACGAGTTTTGCGATCTCGACCGAAGCGTCCCGCTACTACCTGAACGGTGTCTACATGCACCTTCGGGAAGGCAACTTCGCCTGCGTGGCCACAGACGGCCACAGGATGGCCGTGGCTTGGGTCAAGGCCGAGGGGCTACCAGCACACATGCCCGGCGTGATCTTGCCGCGGAAGACCACGCTATTGGCGGCAAGGCACATCGACGGGCACGATGGGGCGGTGACGATCCGGCTGTCCGAGACAAAAATCGCTTTTGAGTGGGGCAATACCGTTCTGGTTTCAAAACTGATCGATGGGTCATTTCCCGACTACGACCGGGTCATCCCAAAGACGAATGGCAACCGCCTGCGGGTGGACGTGAAGGCCTTGACGGCGTCCGTCGATCGCGTGGCAACGGTTTCTCCGGAAAAGGGCCGGGTGTGCAGCTTCAGGCTGGAGCAGTCGATCTTGGAGGTGGCGATGAATGTGCCCGAGGGCGGCACTGCCGAGGACCGGGTCGATGTCCAGTACGAGGGCGACGAGATGGTGATCGGATTCAACACCCGCTACGTCCTTGAGGCACTTGCCAACATTGGCGCGGACAGCGTTGTCTGGGAAATGGGCGACCCCGGGTGCGCGGTCATCCTTAGGCCTCAGATCGAAGACGCCAACTTCATGTCGATCATCATGCCGATGAGGGTCGCATGAGTCTGGCGCTGAAGCTCCACATTGCCCACAAGGGGCGGCAGGCCAGATTTGAGGAGGCGGCCCGGCGGCTGCGCGAGAAGCAAAGAGCGCGCGAACAGACGCCATTGCTGCTGCCGCCGCCAGAGCCAGAAGCAGCGCCAGCCGAGATGGTTGAGGCTGGCGAGGCGGTCGAGCGCATTGAAGCGAAACGGCTGGAGGCGACAGAGGAGTCGGTCAAGCTTGTGCTGCGCGCGGTGGCGGCCGTCACTGGCATGACGGTCAAGGAGATCATGGGCCGCTCCCGGTTGAAGGAATGTGTGGTGGCCCGCCATCTAACGCGATGGGTGTTGCTTGTCGCACTGGACAACGCCAAGATAACTTGGCTCGCAGCAGTTCTAAAGGTCGATCACAGCACGATTATTCACTCTTGGTGGGTGATCCAGTCCAGAAGGAGCCATCACGCACAGGCCATCACTCTCGTCGGCCAGCAGCTTGACCTCCGCTTAAACGAACTTGAGCGCCAGCGAACGCGCGAAATAATGTGGCCTAAGTCCTATGGCAAAGCCGCTGCCACGGGAGCGCCAGATGACCGCTAGAATCAATCGGATCACTCTTGCCCATGTGAACTTGTCCGGCATCAAGGCCGAGCGCAGGCAACAGCAGAACGAGAGGGAAAAGGCAGACAAGGCTGCCGCGATTGAGAAGCAGCGCAATCTGCCCGCCATCAGAAAGGCAGAGGAGCAGGCCGAGCAGAACCGCCGGAAGGAGAAGGTGAGGCGCGTGAAGTCTGACGTGGCCAATCTGAAGGTTGACCCCATAGACGGCAGAGCGCCGAACGGCAGCCCCATCAAGGTGGACCGCAACAGCGGGCCCGGCCATCTTCTGGCACTTCATCGCCAGAACCCGAACACATGGACAAAGCCAATGGTGGATGCCGCTGGCCGCTTCGGCCGCGACTACGATGTGTCGGAGAATTCCGGGCTGTCTGGAACGGATTTCGAGCCCAAGGTGGACACGTCTGGGAAGGTCGAGCAGAGCGCGGTCGGCGTGATGGCCAGCGCCCGGCTGCGCGAGATCAAGGCCAAGATCGGGGATGAGCATTACGCCATTCTCGTCTTGGTCTGCGGAATCGGTTTCACGTTTACCGAACTCCACGCCAAGGGCTTGGGCGACAAGCGGTCCTTGTCAGACCAGTTGCGAGTGGCGCTGAACAAGTGCGCCGCCTACTACGGCGTATCGAAGGACGATGGCATGTCCGGCTTCTTGCGCCGGGCAAACAGCCTCATCGACGGGCTCAAGAACCGGGCATGAAAAAACCCGGGGCATCTCTGCCCCGGGCTGTTCTTAGGCTGCTGCGGTTTGCCGAAGCGTCTTGATGCGCTCAAGCAAGTCATCGATTGTGGACTTCCTGTCGATGTGTTCACTCCCGATGTGGATGTCCCAGCCACCTTCATCGTAGCCAAAGTGGATCACCGTCAACGGCGCGATGTAATAACAGGTGATCCAGTCGATGGCCGTGTTCTTCGGCCCCTTAATCTGCCACAGCGCTTGGCATGTGAGTTTCTGATTCCGGATCTCCTGTTCGAATACCTTGTTGGGGTATGTCTTCACTCGAGTCTTCAGCATTGCGTTCTCCTTTTTATCAGCGTTGAAAGAGGCCCGGCGTTCCAGCGCCGAGCCTCCGAATTCACGACTTCTTCCAGTACCCGTAGACGCAGCGGGTTCCGCCGCGTGTCGAGTCGTAGGCGTCATGCACTGCTCCGTCGATCACGGCACAGGCGTGGCGGCTCAACATGACGACCAGCCTCCCGGGCGGCAACTCGTCGCCCCGGAGATGCACCTTGCAGCCTGTCCCGATTTGCATGGTCGGCACCCACTCAAAACCGAGCCCGACCATGTAATCCTTGAACCACTTGCGCTTGGTGTAGGTGCCGTTGCGAAGTGAACCAGCGCCCTTGCGGGTGTGCTTGGTCACTCGCTGGCTCCGCTGAAGGCGGCTCAAGGTGTCGTAGACATCGCTGTAGGGTAGGCCAGCAGCTATCGCCACCGCCCGCACCACACAATCACCAGTCGTCCCCTTGAAACCGCTTGCTGCGCGGCCCCCATCGCTGTAAACGTATGTCATCTGCTCGTTCTCCATAATCAGCAGTTGATTGATGAGGCCCGGTGTTCCAGCACCGGGCCTCGTTGCATTAGCGGCGGCGTCTCTTCTTTTCCGGGTAGACCTTTTCGATCCACTCGACTGGGAGGTCGAGTTTGGTTGCCTTGGCGTCTCCGGGGTTCTTCCCGAAGAATCCGTTGTGGCCCCAAGCGACTTGATCCCAGCCCTGCACGTCGAGGACGTTGACGGTGAATGTATGGCCCTCCAATTTGTAGATGGAGTTCCAGTCCCTCAGTGCCCTCATGCAGTTGTCGATTGCGGTCTCCTTATCCGGGCTGCGCCCGTAGGAGCTTCCCGCTCCGATGAACACGACTGCGAGATAGTCATGCTCATCCACTGCCACCGCTTGCGCGTTGCTCATTTCAGTTCTCCACTTTTTCAATCAGCATGTGCCGGGTTCATTCCCGAGCACGAAATAAGTATAGCACAAGTTGACACTAACTTGGAGTCGGGAATTATTCCTACAACGAAAAACGGCCGGTTTTGAAAAACCGACCGTTGATCTCACTTCAGAAAAAGTGTGCGATTTTGTCGCAGTTGATGAATTCAGTACACGGACTATCCGAAATCAAAATTCATCCATAAACTCCTTGTCACCCCA